TTTACGCTCTAATGCTAAGCATTTTGGAGTTGACCGGCTTTCACCGGCCATTGGTTAATTATTCAGCAGCATCATAAATCAGTTGCGAGTCAATGACGGTCGTATCCTGAACTGCCGGAAGGTGTGTGCCGCGATACTGGATTGCGATTACACCATTCTTGACAGCGTTCTGAGTGGCGGAGGTAAAAAGCGCCCGGACATATCGCTTTCTCGGCTTCTGAACGTCCAGAATCAGCGCCTTGTTGTCAGCGTCGGTTGCGGAAAGCGCAGTATATGTGGCAGTCCCGGTTAAAGAAGCCATTCCACCAGATCCGTTCAATTCGTCCTGTTGGGCAGTAAGGGTCAACACAGACCCGCTTGTTACGTCACCAGTCAACGCGATAAACGCCACGCCGTCCCACCCCTTCATGTCAAGAATGGATGTTGCGCTTGCGGCCTGTCCATCAGCAACGTTTGTGAGAACATACGTTACTTTGCAATTCTGTAAAAAATTATTCATTTGATTTTCTCCTTTATTCAAGCCGGATTTTAACCCGGCAAGTTTGGTTAGACGGAAATGTAAAGTTTCTTCATTGCATCAGCCTGGCGCACACCACCGCCGACTCTTTTACGGGCGCGGAATACCACCAGCCCGTTGTCGGCTCCGGTCGTGTAATCTACCTGGAAGGCAATGGCAATCCGGTCAGCGATAACATACGTTTTGCGGAAGTCACCGTAAAGAATCGGATAAGTCCCGGCTGCAACGGCTGGCATATCAGGCATTTCAACGTAAGGCGCACCGGCCAGAGTGTTCGGCATTGCGGTGGCGATGCCTGGAATCCACAAATACTGGCCTTGACCGTCTTTCAGTTTACGGGTTTTGCCGAGAGTTGCACGGCTTAGCCCGAAAACAGCGTTTTGGGTATAGCCGGATTTCAAGGCATAGAACAAGTCAAGCAGTCCGTCGCCGGTCAACGAAGCCGCCGCGCCGCTATTTACCGCAACGATATCGCTGTTGACCAAAAGACCTTCCATCTGGTTCGCAGCGCCAACGCCGTTGATGGACTCATAACCTTCCTTCACTGAAAACTGTTCAGCCGCATCCTGGCGAAGTTCTCCGAGCAGGTCATAGGCCGAATCTTCAAGCATCTGCAAAGAAACTTCGATACGGGCGAACATCTCAGGGGCCTGGAATTCATACATGCCGTAGGTCGGGTCGCCGGTATTGGTTCTGGCCGTTACTTCACCCACGCGGGTAGCAGTTGTCGCTCCGGTTTTCTTTGGTCCTTTCAAACTCCCAACACCGATGGTTCTGACTGTTGCCAGTTGGCGGATGGGGGTCATCAGAACGATGTCCTTGATTATTTCAGCCTGCATGTCAGGCGGGGCCAGAAGATAACCAGCACTCACATCATCAGACTTGACAAGAGCAGCCATACGTTTCTGGATCACGGCCACGTCTTTTGGGTCACGATCCTGCGGGGGGCGGCGCATAACACGGTCAAACGCCGTTCGGAATTCCTTTGCTTCCTGTTCGGTAGAGGTTCCGCCAAGATTCGGGGTCTGCAAAAGCGCCTGAATCTGATCCATTTGATCCTGCATGGCCTTCTGGTTCTGGGCGGCCAAAGTGATCTGCTGATTCAGCGGCTCGAACCTGTCCATAGCCGTGTTGATTTTGTCGATTTTCTCTTCAAGCAGAACATCACGCTTTTTGTCATTGGCGTCATTGGCAGCCTTGAACTCGTTAAACGCAGTCATAAGCTGAGTGACGGCTTCTTTTGGGTCGATATCAGGCATTGGTTGTCTCCTTTATTGCATTGTCAATAATTCTTTTTAATTCCATACAATTGTTAATAAAATCTGCATGGGTAGCATCTTTGTGTTCATCTTCCCGATGTTCAGGCTCATCCTTCCGATGAGTTCTGAAGGCCAATGCTGCAACCCGCTTCGCTTGGCTGTTTGATAAGCCCTCCCCATCCCGGAGAAGGCGCTCGAATTCTCGTACCGATGGTACGTTATCGTTTTCTGGTAAAAGGTTCTTTGGAGTTTTTTTGAAAAGGTTAAGCAGGCTTGATTTTGTTGGCTTTTCCTTCTTTTTGGCAGGAATCATCATGTCGGCAAACCCGGAGTCAACGGCTTCTTGCCCAAGAAACCATGTTTCTTCAGCCATCCATGACTCAAGTTGCGCCCGATTGTTTCCGGTTCGAGCTTCGATAATGTCTATGATTCCAGCCTCCAACTTGTCAAGCACTTCACCTTCCTTACGCATGGCATTTGCATCACCTACCGTGAAACTCCACGGCTTGTGGATCATAATGTTTGAGCCTTCGCTAATCATGATCTCGTCTCCGGCCATAGCAATCACAGATGCGATGCTGGCCGCAATCCCATCAATATGAACAACCACTTTGGCCTTGTGGCGAACCAGCGCATTGTAAATGGCAATTCCATGATAAATGACACCACCACACGAATTGAGTCTTACGTTTATTGTTTCGACGTCAAGAATTGAGATTTCCTTAACAAATTCGTCGGCGCTGACTCCATCCCAATAATCCCCGATATCGCCATAGATAAAAACTTCGGCCTCTTTTTCTTCAATCTTCCCAACCCTCAGAACGCCCGGAGAAAGATTGCGCCCACGGTTCATGGCATTGGATTCATCGTCCATTTTAAGCGCCGAAAGGACTGCATCTATTTGATCCCTTGCCGCAATCAACTTTGATTCATTGGCGGCTGAAATAACTCGGCCAGAGTTCATGATATTGCGAGGTATCGTTTCGATTGAAGTTTTATACATTGCCTGCATCCTTTTGGTTTGGCTGCGAACCCACAAGTTGCCCATTGCCTTGAGTCCCATCACTCAATATCATGTTGGCCGGAACAAAATACTCATCCCCGCCTTTACGCGGGTTGTATTCTTCAAGCGCCCTCATTTCGTTATTGTTCAGGTTGCCCATTTGCCACATTTTCCAGTAATACTCCACCCTGTCCTTTGCAGCACCGCGCATAAGGGCATTCGTTATGAACTTGACGTAACAATCTGTATTTTGTTCTTGTTCTGTGAGTAAATTAACATTGGCGCTATCTTCTATGCGCTTGTACCACGGGCTTAAAGTGTGTACCACATGAGCTAAAAACATTTGTTCCGCGCTTGCGTAAGTGGCTGTCTTGTCGGGATGCCCGATCATTATTGGCATTACCCGGAAAGCCCTGCAAACTTCTTCAATTTGGAAACGGCGAGTTTCGATCAGTTGGGAATCTACACCGTTCATCGTTGTCGGATTAAACTTAGCTTCACGATCCAAAATCAATGGTTTGAATTTATTTAATCCTGAAATGTGCTTTTCAACCCATTTGGAAAGTTCTTTGTGTTGAGTGTCATTAAGCGTTCCGGTGATCGAATACATCCCGCTTGTTTGGCCCCCATTGGCGTGAAACAAAGACTGGGACTCTTCAGTAGCTATTGAAAGCCCTATTGATTCCCTGGCAATCGTTACAGCAGGGAGTCCCATCCATGTATTCCAACTTGGCCCACGAACATGCCAAATAGATTCAGCAGGAAACTCTTTTTCTTCTGCAAAAGAAGATTGGGTTGCGTATGCTTCACCGCTTGTCGTTGCCGATTGTGCATGTATTCGATATGCCAGTGTCCCATTAGAACTTCTATCGACCGTAACAGATCCAGGGTCTAACGGGATAAGTTCTTTTAATTGCCCACGGACAATATTCTTGAATGCAAAAAAGTCACCGGCAAGGGCAACTTGAAATACAAGGTTTTCACGAAACTCAAAACTTGTTTGCCATCGGTTAGGGCGTCGGTAAAGCAACTTGTAAAGCGGAATTTCTTTTGCAACGTCACTTCCTCCGTCTGGCCTTTCCCTGAAGGTTTTACAGGGGATCTGAGCCACACCTTCACTTATGACCCGAAGGCAAGCAAACACAGCAGAAACCTGCAATGCCGTTTGTGCCGTTACAGATTGGCCGGATTTGGCAGGTGTTGTGAACCCTTGCCAAAATGGTTCTTTAAACGATTGGTTGTTTCTGTTTCTATGGGGAGATAACCGAGAAAAAAACGCCATTATTCAGATTCTCCCATGAAATACCCCATAGTCATTAGCAGGGTTCCGCAAATTGAAAACGCAACCCACGGAATCCAGATGTATAGCCCATAAAAAAGCATGGCCATTCCGCCAGAAATAAAGATATCCCGGATGCCGAATCCTTTGTTGATTGATTGGGCTGAGGTTGAAAGAAATCTTTTGAATTTATGGAGAATGGCCATAGTGCCTATGTTTGGGGGTTAATGGATAGCTT